TCACAAGGCCACCGTTGTCCACCCCTTCCCACGATCATCATGGTACCTATCCGTTTGTTGTTGAGTTTTATGTCCAAGTAAATCTTTCGTGTTTATACCTTGGGCTTTATATAACCGCTCGGAAAGCGATCTTTGTTCATGGAAAGTTGCCGGTGTACCTTGTCCCCAGTCAATATCTGCACTGTCTCTTGCCTTGCTGAAATTCATGGTCAGTGTTCTGGGTTTCACCTGTGCTCCTCGCTCAGCCTGTGAGGTGGTTCTAAAGAAATGAACCAAATAAGGGCTTACTGCATAATCCCGGCAACGACTGATTACATCTCGGAGGCTCCAGTTGATTGCGTTGCAACGCAGAGCTAATGGTATAGCGATTTTGCTTCCGGTTTTCTCTTGCTCAACGTGTAGATGATCGTCCCAGATGTCCGAGAATTTCATACGGGATATATCACCTAGTCGCTGTCCTGTTACTATGGCTAAAAGCATGGCGTTCCCCATGTATTTGTGATTTTCATCGGCTATATCAAAAATCTTTTGCCATTCCTCAAGAGTGAGGCGCTGGCGAGTGATCTTTCTACGAGGTTGTTTAGTTGCTAGTGCAGGGTTATAACCAGGAGGTACTTCTCCCGCATGCTGAGCTTCTTTAAAAACATCTATTAGGACAGAGCGAATGACCTGAGCCATTCTGGGTTGTCCCTCCGCTAAATATTCATCAAGAATTTGCGCAACATCTCGAACATTGACAGCGGATATTAATTTCATTCCTACCCGTTCCTTAAGCAGAGATACTGGTTTTGCTTTTTGTTTGATAGTGTTTTCTTTAATATCTCCGGACTTCAATCTTTCCTGCTGAATCTTCCAGTAACGTTCAAGCCAGGTGTTAGTTGATATTGATTTTCCTGAGCTGGTGGAAATTCTGTCAGTGATTGCCATTATCTGGCGGGTTTGTTGTTCCGCCAGTCTTTTATTTGCTTCAATAGCTATTGCCGTGGCCTCTGCTTCGTCTGTTCCTAGACTATGAAACTTACCAGTTATCGGGTGCTTATAACGCCAGTATACTTTATTAACCTTTCTGCTGAAGAGCGGGTATAAATTTGGAATAGATATATTATTTTTACGTGGTCTGGCAGCCATCGTTCAAAATCCTCTGCAAAAGAACAGGGTCGCTTTTCTTTACTACAGGAGTGGTCAATGTACCGACCAACTCAGCATCCTCCCTGACGCGCCAGAATCGACCTTCTTTTTTGGCTGGGGGAGAAAACATATTCTGTTTAGCATAATTCCTGAGAGTGGAAACACTTGGAGGATTGCTTCTGTATTTCTCGTTTGCCCACTCTTCAAGGGTTAACATCTGGAGCATATGTTTTACCTCATCATGGCCCATTGCTGGGCCAGTATCTGAAAATACAAAATCAGTTTTGCATCAATTTTTGCAGCACCTGATTGCCGGCAATTATTCGCTGCCAGATCGCTGATACATAGCGGGCCTGATGAATAGCATCAGCGAGGGCATTGTGACGAGACCCTTCAAACGGGATCGTTGTTTTGGGGTCGAAGCTAATGGCCTGGCCGAGCTCTACCATTGTTCGTACGTCCCGATCGTTCCAGTATTCCCACGGATAATCTTCAGCAATGCAATCGTAAGAAGAACGCAGAATAGAGTTGTCGAATGACGCACCGTTACCCCATACCTGCGCCTTTTTGCTCCCACCAGCGACATTATCAGAAACAAATTCTCTGAACTGGAGTAATGCATCCTGCAACGGGATAGCATCATCATTTACGATCGCAGAGCGTGCTTCGGAGGACTGCTTAAGCCACCAGATAACAGTAGATGGATCGATTACGGCGCCCCAGTTCACGGAGGATTCAAGGCATACGACTTTATAGAAACTTTCTCCAATAGAGCCGGTTGCCGGGTCAAAAACAACCGCACCAATAGCGACGATAGGGGCGTTATGTTTTTTACCCATGGTTTCCAGATCAACCATAACGTGAACATAATCAATTGGCTGATCTTCCTCCTTATTATGATGACCGGATTCAATATCTACAGAATCCGTTTGATGAACAACTTCATCTGTTTTTTCTTTTTGGTTAACCTTGCCCGTAACGCCAACAAGACCTTCAATGGAAAATACTCCGTCCCCAATTTTTGAAACTTCAGGCTGCCTGGTCTTGGTAAGGTCTTCGGTTACCCACTTCGGATCCGTAGGGTCGCTAACCCCTTCAACATATTCGCCGCGCTCGGCGGCCAGAACCTGATTAGCGTCCGGACGTTGCTTTTGAGCCTCTTTTACCAGTTCGGCACCAACTGCTTTAATGTCGGAGGAGAGTGTTTCCAGTTTTGCGCTGCTATCCTCTCCGGCGATTACTTGGTTTGTTGCATCCAGAGTGACTGCAGCAGATGGAATATGTCCCGCCTTGGTAAGCGTCTCAGCGCTCGGGGTATCATGCTTATGTTCAGTCAGATTCGCGTTGATGTAGCCACGCAACCGATCTGGAAAAGGAGTTATTCCACTGGATGCTTCCCTGATCAGTGCAAAAATCGCTGCACGGGAATAATCAAGGATGCCTGGTGTGCTCCGTAATGCTGCAGACCATTCTTTAAATGGACTTTCTTTCTTCTGTACTATTTCCTTCGCGCGGCGGTGGACTGATGCCGGAAAATTATAGATGTCAAAATCCATAGGCATCGTTGCAAGAGCGATCTCTATATCCAGAGTATCCAGCGAATGCTGATAATCCGGATTGCGGTCAGTTTTGTTACCGCCGCCAGCATTGGCGCCGGCATCGGTTTTGTTTATTGAGGTGATATAGTTTCCAGCAGCCCATTCCTTTGTAAGGATCCCGCGGTCAATGTGCGACGTTTCAAGCCACAATTTGGCGAACTGAATTTGCTTGCCGAGCTCATGGCGTTTCCCCACAGGAAATACGCTCTTAAATGCACTGGTAAATTTCCACAGGCCAGGCATATCATATTTTTTAAGCTCCGGAATATTTTCTGCCGTCAGCAGTAGATTCTGCACACCGTGATTATCCGTATCCATTTCCATCGCTGAAAGGCGGTTACGATGAGGAATGCTAATGTGATACACGTGACGCTCGTCGGCCATATACTGGGCAAGCAGCTGCGTGCGGAATGACATTTCCGCCAGGTTGAAGAGTGCTTCTTCATTGTTCGAATAGTCCTCTTCATCGCTATTTGCAGGAGAGATATCGTTTTCTGGTTTACTGGAGGGCTGTGGTTCAGCAGCCGCTGGCGCAACGATTTTTTGCCATGTCAGCCCGTCTTCACCACCAAGCTCGTAGCGATCGCACCAGGTGTCATCCAGTACACCTTCTTCCGGTAAGTCATCAACGATGAGCCAGTTGGTGCGGATCGGCAGCTGATGGCTGGCGCCGCGGCCAACGTTAATTTCAGCGTCTTCCAGGATGTCCAGGATTTTGCGCTCGGCGCGAGAATCGGATTTAGCAGAGAACCAGCAGAAGAGACTTTTCGCTTCGTTTGCTTTTGCCTTCGCTTTAATGAGATACGGGTAGTTGTTCATTGCGTTTGGGCTCCTTTGGATTGTAAGATACCCGGCAGCTGATGGCAGCCGCCCTGGTGGTGGTCATTGGTCAAAACTCGATTCCGGAAAGCTTTGGTCGGCTGACCGGGTACTTAACCCGCCTTGCGCGGGTTTTGTGCTTTATGGGGCTGGCGAATCGCCCCGCAGCAGCTGTGATACGCGAACGTCGTCAAGCGCTCGCAGGATAGGCTCAAAAGTTTTATGGGCTGGCAGTTTAGATACCGCAGTGATCACTTCTGTAACGGTGATGTCATCGCCGCGGGGGCTATAACCACCACCTGGGCCACGCTGTGAAATTACCAGGTTACCCGCCCGCAGCTTTTTGAAGATCTGCTCAAGGTATGAAGTAGACAGCTTTGACTCTTTACTGATGGCCGTCAGTGAAACGGGCGAGCCGTTATAGAGCTTATTCAAAGTGGCGGCGGCCTGGACAGATGCCAGAACGCGTTTCATTCCAAATTCCATAATCACTTCTCCGGCCGTAATGGCCATTGGTCAAAACTCGATTCAAAAACTCACTGCAGGCTGTTGGTCGTCAGCCATTTTTTGTGCATTTCGGTAGGGGAGGCACTGGCCCTGTACTTTTTGTTCATCGGCGTTGCTGTTGCAACTGGCCTCTGATGGATAAACACCGATCAGAACATCAGAGCATTCACCAGTGAGAGCACATACGCTGATGACAAGGGCAAACAGGGTATTCATGCCTCAGCCTCAGGGTTTCCTTTCTGCGCCAGCAAGTAACACAGCTGGCGTAGTCTCACCTCGAACCAGTTCAGGCGGGTCGCCTGGTTGCCGGTAGGTACTCGGGCAAAATCCTTCATAGTTATCTCCAGTTAACTCAGTATTAGCATGTGGTTTTGCAATGCGGCGCCGGGTGCCTCCCGGTGACGGCAGCCAGTTAACAACTACCGCCGACAACTTTTTCCCCACAACATGTGAATAACCGCCATGTTTATTTTTTAACTGTGCCGCGTGCGCATAGCCGCATTCACCGCATTGCAAAACCTACTAGTCGTGATGCCTGTCTTTTCACCACTTCAGGCTCGGTGGTATTCTTGGCGCTCTCACACAGCCAAATAAAAGAGAGCAAAATGTCTCGTAGCCCTATACCTGTCTTCTGGTACGAAAATCCCGCTCACTATGAAGAATTCCAAAAAATCCTTTCAGATGCTTACGTCCTTCCCTTTGACTACCACGACTGGCGTATCCGCACCGATAGCATGGTGGAGCGCTACGAAAACAGCGGTATCCAGGCTGTGAAGGTGGTAGCCAGCACTTACGATTTCATCACCTGGTGCCAGGCCCATGGACGTGATATCAGTACCAAAAGCTGCAATGATTACGCGGTCTCCGAATCGGGCCTCCAAATCCTGCGCGACAGAGAGTTTGATTGGGGAGACGAGTAAAAAGTAAATTTTCCCTATCTTGGATATATCTATTCTCATAGTGATGTCCTATCTCATGCCTGTAACGCCGGCCGGCGGAACGTTTAAACCTGCTGCGAATTCTTCTGGTCGTCATCTCATCCGGTGTTTCGTATGCCGCCGGCAGCTACTTCGTGGGCTTCCTGCCTCGATGACTGAATTTGTAATATCAGACTACAAATAAATATGTCAGTTATCAATGTTTTTATGACATAAAAAATGGATGTGATTGTTTTTGTGTGAGATTTGGTGGTTTTTAGGTATAAAAAAAGCCGCTGTTAGCGGCCTTCTCAGTGGCAAGATTTAGTCTTTTTCGAATGGAGGGGGGATTTTTCGCTTACTCAGGAACTCAGCCATAAACCGATCTAACTCTTCCAGTCGCGTTCTCGCTAGTTCAATAAATCTGTCCTGCTCCACTTCAGGAAGTTGATCAAATACTTCTAATAACTCTAATTGCTTCTGATTTAGTACTGTTTTGCTGGCTGTGACAGCCTGTAATGAAGACTCTTCTTCATCCGTCATAAAGAACCAATACAGTGGTTTTCCAAGTGCTTGTGGGAATAACTCTAACTTTTCCTTTCGCGGGAAGTTACCTGTATTGCACCAGTTACTGACTGTCTGAGAGTTTACACCCACTCGCCGGCCTAACTCAGATTGAGATATGCCAGCCTCATCAAGAGCTCTTAACAGCCGTTCTTCGAAGTTCATATTCGCATCCAAATCAAACCAGTAATCAAGCATACAAAGTTTCTTAGCACTTGTGACTGATTAAGTTTCTTGACATTGACAAATTATTTATCAAATATGTGACAAATTTTTAGGAGGAAACATGCAAGAAACCGTTCAAAAGAAAATCATTTCCCTTTGTGGCAGTCAATCTGAACTAGCTCGCCGTTTGGGGAAGAACTCTCAAACAGTATCGGTTTGGTTTCGAACTCAGGTTGCAAGTACTGAGGTACTCAACGCATGCAGGGTTCTGGATTGGCAAGTAACGCCTCATGAGCTTAGACCCGATCTCTACCCAAACCCGACTGACGGACTTCCAAAGGACTAAACATGCAAACCATATCTTTCAAAAATCATACTCCTATGTTGGGTATGCAACAGAAAACGGAAAATCAGTATTCACCACGGCGTCGGGACAGCGTTAAATGCCGGACCATCTTTGCAGCAGTTCGTGAGTGGGAGGCAACCTTACCCGGGCGCGCGCAGGAGCACGTCGCACAGCTGGTGGCCGAACAATGGGAGAAACAAAACGGTCGCGGCATCAGCGTTAATAAACAAAATCTGTACCGCTACCTGAAAAACGAATCTGGATCAGAGAAGTACACCAGTTACGTCATGCAGCTTTCAGGAGCGATCGCTGATGCAATGCCTATTGAGATTGCGCGCAAACACGGATTGAAACGTGGATTGACTGAAAGCGAGCTGGTGGCTCAAGCAATCAAAGAGTGTAGCGAAGCGCACCAGGCAAAATTGCTTGGCGCTCCGTTGCAAAAGTTAGAGCGTGAAATTCGGGAGGCAGCAATTGCACTTTTTAACATGCTTCCTGCAGATGCGGCGGGACCACTACTGGCGAGCATTAGCGCCGTAGCGCCGCAGTTTTTCTAATCGAGTTTTGACAATGACCACCAGCACCAGCTGGTTAATAAGAGGTTTCAGATGGCCCGCATCAGAACAGTTAAACCTGAATTCTGGACAGATGAGAAGGTGGTGGAATGTTCAATTCCAGCGCGTCTCCTGTTTATCGGGTTGTTCAACTTCGCCAACGATATGGGATGCCTTGAGCGTTCGCCAAAACGGTTGAAGATGCAAATCTTCCCTGCGGACGCGCTCGATTGCGAACCACTAATACAGGAACTGATTACTCATGGATTACTCACTGAGTATTCAGTGAATGATGTCTGCTATTTGCAGATTAAAGGTTTCCTTAAGCATCAAAAAATAAACAGGCCTTCGGCCTCAAAAATACCTCTTCCGCCAGAATTCACTGAGTCTAAGGCAGGAAAGGAAGAAAAGAGAGCTCCTAATCAAGGAGGGCTCATGGAGGACTCAGTGAATCCTCATGGAGGACTCACTGACGGAAAAGGAAGGGAAGGGAAGGGAAAAGGATCAAACCCCACTCTCTATGCGCACAAGGGAAATGTTTTTCAGGAACCTCAGTATCTGCCTGGAGTGGATATTCCGATCGGGAAATTCGCCATGCACGACCTTTGGCTACCGTCACAGGACTGGCCGCGACTGGCTGCTACCTGGGGAATAGCACTTCCCGAACCGGCATACCTGCCGACAGAGCTGGCAGAGTTCACCGCGTACTGGAAATCCGAGGGGAAAGTGTTCACTCAGGTTCAGTGGGAGCAGAAATTTGCCCGCAGCGTGATAAATGCCAGAGCCAAATCCAAACCACAACCAGCAACCGGAGGTAACGGCAATGCAAGAATTCAATCAGTTAACACCGCATCCCGGGCAGTCCAGCAAATTCAGGAAGCCAGAGAGCTCTGGGAGAAGCAACGCGGACTTGCTGGCGGCGGATACGGCATGGCGGCTATGGACGGTCATGGGGGAGATATTCTCGAACCGGTGGACCCAGAAGAACGGGGCGGCTCCCTCGGATATGTGGATTGCCCAGATTGGATCGATGAGTGATGCCCAGATTACCCTGGTCTGCCGCCAGTGCATGGAACGCTGCGCCGCGGGTAACACATGGCCACCGGATCTGGCTGAATTCGTTGCGCTGGTTTCGGCGAGTGGAGCCAACCCATTCAACCTGACGTCCGAAGCTGTGATGGCTGAATACAAGCGCTGGCGCAATGAGTCTTATCGCTTTTCGGGCAGCGACAGATATCCCTGGAAACAGGACGTGCTGTATCACATTTGCGTTGAGATGCGCAGAACGGGAGTTGAGCGAAACCTCACAGAGGGGGAACTAAAAAAACTGGCAGAAAAATTACTTACGAAGTGGACGAAGCACCTGGCTAATGGGTTCTCGATCCCGCCGATTCGCCGACAGCTTGAAGCGCCGCGACATCCGGCTGGGCCTACACCAGCACAGCTTCTGATGGAAGAGTACAAACGCCGCAAGGCGGCAGGTTTAACCAAGTAAACGAGTTTTGACCATGACCAAACAATCAAAAACCAAAGTAACCAAAGCACAGATGGTGCTTGCCATCGTTAGCCGGACGCCAGAATGCGTCCTGCAGGATGTCTGCGATGCGCTCGACTTGCAAGCCAGTACAGCAGGTAACTTGCTGCGGCAGCTCCATGCCGCGGGAAAACTCCATCGTACCCATAACGGCTACCAGTATGTCTACGGAGTTGTTACAGGCGTTGAGGTTCCCGATGTTGCCCTGCCGCAGGCTACAACAAAATTATCTGAAGAGGATGTGAAAAAAGTCCAGGACGCACTGTCCCTGGCTAAGATGCTGGAAGACAAAAAGCTGTGGCGCCGGGCTGCGACTGTTTACACATCGACGCTTGGGATGGCTACAACAGCAAACGAACTCTGGTTGCTTGCCAAAATGCGTAACCGCTGCCTGCGCAATGCGACGAGGTGCTGATTATGCCTAAAATGGAATCAACAGCATCTGGTATGGGATGTCAAAGCTAAGTTGAAATATTCCGGGGTGAGGCAAAGCTGAGATGTCCGCTGAGTGCCAAAAGCGGACATCAAATAATTTCAGCAGCACTCAACCTTATTAACCAAATCGCCTCAACTCATATCGACATGTATCCGGACTTGCCAACTTCGTAAACTTATTCACTTTAAGTCTGAGTCTCACTCCCTTGGCCGTAAGTGGCTTGCCAGTATCTCGCCGTAGGGTTCATTAGAATGTGCAATACAAGCCACCATGCAAAAATGCAGGGAGGTTGATTGTAGTAACCGGCAGGCACATATCCGTGAGCTAGTTGGTTTCGTAAATCACCATAGATTTTATCTACCAGTAAGGCCTGAAGATTGCCAATTATGTCTACGCCGAAAGCTTCAATAATCAGTGGATTATCTAGTAGTCCCTTGAGTCCATTTCGCTCTTGCGAACCGTCCCCGTGAAGCTGTGATGGCTCCTCACCTTTGATTTTCGCCACATATCTCAGACTATTTTCGATCTGTGGAATCAGTACGTGGCATGCCGTCATAAAATCTCCATTGAAACCGCAAACCATACCCTGGATGAAAAACTCTTCATGCCCAAACGGGATGAAGGGATGATTGATGAACATATCGCGAAAAAACGCTTCCGAGATTGGATATTTCATTGTGATCTCATCCGTAGCAGGAATAATTTGCCCGGCTACTGCCAACTCATGGTCGATACGCATTCTCGTCATCATAATAGGCCAAATAACTGCCCCATTTGCATCATCAATCCCCAATCCTGCGGGTATGCGAGCAAGTGTCATTCCCTCATGATCAATATGTGTTGATCCAAACATCCAAGCTATGCTGTTGGCCTTTTGTTCTATTGCTTGAGCCTTGAGTCTCTCAATGCCGGTTGGCCGACAGACCAGCATCGCAAGTCTGAAAACCATATCAAACAAATCTCTTCCGACTACCCGACTCTTGGCTTGATGGACAATCTCACTAATGTCTTGAGGGGGAGACTGAAGGATAGACATCTGGTGACGGGATTCGATTTGGTAATCACGCATTTCTTCATACAGCGCAAGACGTTCTCCTCGAGTTCCTGGAATATTAGACAGTGCTTCAATAGCATTCTGCATGCAGGCTGCCGAAATCATGCCGCCATCTTGGAATTTTGACTCTTCAAGATGTGTATCGGCAAGAAGCCGCCAGAACTCAAACTGTGTATCTCTGTCACAGCAACTATTCGCAATCGGGATTGCGGTTTTACAGGCGTCGACGGCAAATGAAAATAATTTATGAGCCAGATATTTTTTTGTCAGAGACAGGAGTTCTTGGGCAATAAAAGATGGCTCACTCACTTTACAGTCGATATCGAGTTGCAGGAGTCGCAGCGGATAAGGTGAATCGGCTTGTCCACTGGTACGTTCATACTCTGCTAGTAGATGTGCCGAAAGCTGATCAAATTCATCCCTGAAATCAGTATTCTTTCGGAAAAAACAACACAGCCTAAGCGCACGCTCTAGGCGTTCTAAAGCACTAACCCACGACCCTTGCGATGTCATAATCGCCATGCTGGACGCATAATAAGCACGGACCGCCAGCAGAGGAAAACGGATTCCACCAATTTTACGAACCCAAAGTGTATCAGCAATACGAGCTTGAAGTTCGGGTAGCTCTATCGTCGGGCAAAATTGAGAAAGTACCTCCAGCGACAATCCGTTAATGTCATCCGGAATTGCTGATCTACCTTGGCTACTTTGAAAGCTCGGACCAAATGGTACCTGTGGATTTTCGGGACGAAAGTGAAAACCGCAAATATGGGTTAGCAGTCTTATCTCCGCTCTTCCATCCCCTAGGCTCGAAAGATACTTTGTGATATCAAAGCAGGTAACTGGCAGCTTACTCTGGATTAAGGGGGATAAATCAATAGTTTTAAGTTCGTCGAGGCTGATATTAATATCGTTCAT